GCACCTTCACCTTTTACTTGTGCGTTTGCAAAGCCAGATAACATAACTTCTTCTTCAAAAGCTCTGTCAGATGACTCTGTAGTATAAATCTCAGCATGCTGATTTTCATACCTTTTATATTCCAGGCCGAATAGTGCATTCAATCCTGGCTCTAGTTCTTTAACTAGTTGTGATCGTGATATAGCCATAATTTATTCTCCTATTCTCCTATTACGATTGTAGTTCTAACAAGTTAGGAACAACTACAACAGATCTGTAAGCAGCATTAGTATCGTTTTCTGGATCTTCTGCTGATCTTAATAATCTAAATTGTTTGTCGTCCGCACCTGTTACACCAATATTCAAAGTTGCCTCTGATTTACCAGTAGTGTTATCACCAGTAGAAGTATTCATATCATAAGTTTCTAAATACCCTGCTTGTGCTACTGCGTCATCAGTTGCTACTACATATTGTTGATGTGGGTTGTCTATTACAAAAGCGTCGATGTCTTCGCTGTTTGCAGGTGTAATTGGTTGAAGGTAGAAATTCGACCAAGTTGGCTTTAAAGTGTTAGCCGCATTGTAGAATATTCCATTCAGCACACCAATGATTGGTGCAGCTGCTGTTTGACCATCAACTATGTAACCTGCAGCGCTAGCTACAGCTCCGCCATTGTAGATAGTAGTACCATAGCCGGCGTCGATTTTATATTTCCCTTGACCTTGGATAGATGGTGAACCACCTAAAGTGCCTGCAGGAATAAGACCGAAACCTTGTGTGTTTCTATTAGCCATATTATTGTCTCCTATTACAATAGTTTAGTTGTTAGTTTATTCGATGAACTAGAAATAACAAAAAAATTATTTCTTTGTACCACCGAAGGTTACACGAGACTGTCTATCAACATTGATAGGCATCCTCTGGTCCTGCTCCTTCATAAGATCGTTTTTAACTGCTTCGTCTCTTTGTTTATGACGGTTAGTCATATACTCTTGACGTTGTTGCGCAATCTCTGTCGGTACCTTCGCAAGTAAAAGGCCACCTACCCCAATCACTCCCTTGTATTTGCCGTCTTCGACAACAGGATAGTCAGATGCATTTTCAACTTCTTCAGATCTAACAAGTTCATAACCTTCTCTTAATCGTCCAGTTATGTTTTTAGTATCTTGAAAGCCTACGCTCTCTGCTCTAATCCATCTATACCTGAATCCATCAGGTGCAGGGGGTGCATCTAGAGAAGATGGTGGAACCCACACTTTTGGTCTTTCAGACTTTGACCGTGTTTGGTCCGCACGTGAAGTTTTATTTTCTTTTTCCATGTTACGCTCCTTCCTTCGCGTGTTTTAGTTGTTTTGCGTATTCTTCGAGTGGCACTCCTAATTTTTTAGCTATTGCTACCTGTGATGAAGTGAGTTTCACAGTTTTGCGACCTGGCTTAACGCTTCTTGAAGCTGAAGCAACTGTCTGAACAGGAGCCGTCGATTGCTTAGTATTAGTATTACCAAATTTATGTGGAAAGTCAACACGTATTCTTTTGTCAACTTCTGCATAATACTCGTCAGAGTTAGGGTCATATCCTTCCTTTTCAGTCAGATCTTTGTGTATTTCAAAAGCAGTATAAGTCATTGCTTTATCAGTACCAAACCATGGATTTTTTGTAGCCCATGTTTCTGCTCTAGGGTCTGGATTTGACACCTCAGGTTGATCATAAACTTGATTAACCTGCGCTGGTTGTACAGGCATTTCTACCTGTTTTTGTTTAACTTCTCGACCTTGTTTAGCTTCCTCTAGTTTTGCATTCTCAAAAGCGAGTTGTGCAATTCTTTTGTTGGCTTCAACTTGAGCAGTAGCATCTCCTGATTCGATCGCTGCAGCTAATTCTTTTTGTGCAGAGTCTAAAGCAGTTTTAATACTTGTCTCAAATTTTTTAACGTATTCAGAATCAGTTTTTTCAAACCTTTCCTCTAATACTCTTCTTTTTTCTTCTACAGCTCTAGCATAATCAACTGCTGCTTTTTCCCTTCTTTCGGCTTCTCTCATTTTACGAGTTAATTTCGCAATACGAGCTTGAACACCTTTACTGTAGTCTTCTAAATCTTCATCCTTCTTACTTGTTTCTTGTGTAGTTTCTTCTGTTCCTTGATCCGTGTTTCCTGTTTCTTCTGAACCTGTTTCAACAACAGACTCATCTTTTGTTTCTTCAATATCTACTGTAGCATCAGGACCTGATGTATCAATATCTACTGTTTTGTTTTCTTCTTCTGGCATAGCGTCTCCTTCCTATGTTTTAGAACTCATGCAAGATGTCCTCTGGACTATCAATTGTTGCTAAAACTTCATCGTCGTTTAGCAGACGAATCTCGCCACCATCTATTTTGATTCGTGATCCTGCATACCTTGCAAACATCACCCAATCATTGACCTTGCACCATGGACCATCGGGATACCTCTCCTTATCCTTATAACAGTCTGGACCCATAGCCAATACCAAACCTACTTGAGAAGCAACTTGTTGTCGCTCCAAAGTATCTTCAGCTAACAATAAACCACCTTTAGTTTTATCTTTCATTTTGAAAGGCAAAACTAACATTCTCCAACCCGTAGGGTTTGGTAGTTTAGGTTCTTCTTTTTTTTCGGATTTATTTTCTGATTTTTTAACGCCGACTAATTCATTGTCGGGCATTATTATTTTTTCACTCTTCTGATCTCTCAGTTTCATTTTTTTGCTCCTTATCTTCTAGCAGGTTAGAGATTTCCTGTTTAGTTGCCTCATAGGCATTTATTTGCCCTATTATATACTTGTAATTTTCCATACTGTCAACCCCACCAGAAGTGACGTTCATGGACAGTGCATCCAATCTGTTATTTAAGTATCTAAGAACTTTGTTTATTACTGTTTCTAATTGCATTTATATCCGCTACCTTTCCTTTGTTTTCGCCTTTCTTAATAACATATTTTTGAGTACCGTTTGCTCCGGTATTCACTTCTTTTTTTAAATCTTTAAATAAAGATCGTTGTTTACTTTCTTTTTCTTTTTTTTGAAGAAAAGATTCTATTGTTTTTGAGTCTCGCATAAATATTAGGTATAAATATATCAAAAAATTTGTCAATAGCACCTAAAATAGTGTACATGAATTTATCTATCATTTGCTACCGCCAATGTAACCACCAATAACTCCAATTAAACCTGTAACTGACATTTTCATAAGTACTATTATGCTTTCATCTATAGGTCTATCTTCTTTAACAGCTACCCAATAGTCTCCAATAATAATGATACCTAATAAAGTTAAAACACCTATTGTAATTAATAATATTACAATGTCTTTGTAGTTTTTAATCATTAGCAATTCCACTTTCTAAGTGACTTATTGATTCTTGAATCCGGATCCCTTGCAGTCTTAGCTGAAGTCAATCTTTTCTTCATACCCTTCATTCTAGCACAAAATGATTTTCTTCTTTTTGCAGCTTTTGATCCTGATTTTAATTTTGATGGTTTAGTTGTAACTGCAGTTTTTAATTTAGAACCTGGGTTTGCTGCTCTATAAGATGCAACACCTTTTTTATTTAATCCACCAGACTCAGATTTACCTTCTTTACGTTGCCACGCTGGTGATTTACTTCCAGACCTAAACTGCTTTCGGTACATTACGCTTGAGATCTTTTAATAGCCTTTGCTGTAGGTGCACCCTTATCACCTTTTTTTCTCATTTTTTCACCACGTTTTTTTTTTTGATGAATGTTATACCAAAGACCTTTTTTTGCTTTTTTGCCTTCTTTAGTTATGTGATATTTATTTGACATTATTTCTCCTCATCGTCTTTTTTAAAAGCTTTTTTTGCTTTACCATATACACCTGCTCCTGCAATTGCACCGGCTGTTCCAATTCCTACATTTTTAGCAATTTTTATTTGTTTATCTAATTTTATAACATCAGGATCTGTTGCTTTTTTTATTATAGGTTTAGGATCTTTTATTAAATAAGATCCAGAAGTTTTTTTATTAGTTTTTAAACCTTTTAAAACTGATCCCATTCCTTTTGTAAGTAATGTCATTATACCTTCTTAGCTAATTTTTTATTTATTTTTTCTTGAACTTTTTCAGGTAGTTTTGCAAAACCTTTTAATTTGCTTGGAACTTTTTCACCAGATTTAGGTGAACCAAATTTTCTACCAACTCTTCCACCTGTAGCTTTATCTGTTCTTAAAATTTTTTCTGGTTTTTGTAAAGACTTAGAACCTGTTTTTCTAAGATCTCTAGCTAAATCTTTAAAACCTTTTTTATCTGCAGCTAAAACATATTTATCAGTAGTCTTTATAAGCTTATCCATAGTTTCTTTATTTTTTTTTAAATTACCTACATTTGGTTTTACACTTGAAATAGTTTTTGGTTTTGTTGAACTTTTTAAAAATTGTTTAATAATATTAAATCTACCTGACATTGTTTATTTCCTTTTAATTAAATCAGTTGCTTTTAATCCGTAAACGCTCGCAATGACGCCTACAAAAATCGTTTGATACCAAAATGGAAGTTGTGAAAAGTATTCAAAGAACAATTTCATTTTTTCCATCGCACTTGGATCGTCCGAAAACACTGCCCATGATAATAACGCAATTGGAGCCGAAAGCAATAATAAAATGAATTCGTCTTTCCAGTCCGAATTTCTTGATTCTAATAATTTGCCCTGATATTCCGCTTCTCCGTTCGCCATTTTTTCTGCATGACGCATTTGTGCGTCCGCCATAAGCATTTTAGTTCTTTGACGGTTTTTAAAAATGTGAGAGCCAGCTTGAGCGGCTAATTTAATAGCGCTAAACCACATATTAGTACCAAGTAGCTTTTCTTTTCTTTTCAGCTAACATTCCTTTTTGACCTTTGACCTGTTCTTTGTCTCCCATTGGCAAACCATTGAACGATTTGTCAGCTGTAGTCTTAGATCTAGGATCTACTTCTACATTTTGATCAGGAATGTTAATCATTTTTTGTTTTTTATAGTTCATCATAGTTTTTTACCTTTTTTTAATCTATTATACCACTATTCATTGTCAATAACAGACATTTGTTTAATTCCTTTGCCTGCAAGGCTTACTCCAGCTCTTAATTTAGCTAAATCTTCGTTTTGTTCCATCTTATCTTCAGCTAATTCTCTTGCTTGCATCAATTTTGCTCTGTTTAACTCTACTTGAGACTTGTCATATTCTTTTTTACGTTCATTTTCCATTGCTCTTAGGTCAACTTCACGTGCTTTTAGCTTCAATAGTGGGTCTGAATCAAATTGAGAGGTAATTTTGTTCTCTTCTTTCATAAAATCATCAGTCATTTCAGCAATCAACACTGCTTTTCTTGCTTCAATCTGTTGTGTCATCTGTTGAAGTTGCTGTTGAACTTGTGGATTGTTAGCTGCTTGTTGTTGCATCATCTGCATTTCAGCTAACTGCTCTCTAAATTCAAGTTGAACTTGTTCTTGAGCCATAATTGAGATGTGTTCAAGTATATTTTTTTGTATCGAAGCCATAATCGCAGGATTATTTCTAACCATGTTAGTTGACATGAAGTTTAAATGCGCTGTGATGTGAGCTTGATGGTCTTGACCTGGGAAAGCTTGGAAAGGTTTACCACCTAAAGCATTAATATGTTCTAAACTTGGGTCCATCGGAGCCATCGGTGCTGGTGGAGGTAGGACTGCATCTACATCTTTTACTCCAATTGCTTCATACATGTTTCTATAAACTTGATACATGTTGTGTAAGTTTGGATTAGCAGTTGCAATTTGTAATTGCGTTTGTGCTAAAGTAATTCTTTGAGACATTGAAAATATATTAGGATCCGCAACCGGAATCACATCTACTCTATCATCAAAATCTGTTTGCTTAATATTTCTTGCACCACCTACAACATCATAAGGATATTCTGGTGGCAAATATTGTGCAACTATTTTTCCTAATAACTTAAATTCACTCTTCATTGCTGCATAACATCTTTTGTGTATTGCAGACATAACACGTGAACCACGTTCTAATAATGCAACAGTTGTACCTACAGCTGCTCCTTGGTTACCATCACCTACTTGCATATCAGCAATAGCCGCGAATCTTTGACCTGCTTGAACAACAACTCCTAATAATTGTAATAATGTTGGAGAAGGTTCTTTGTATGGTAAAGGAAAAAATGCATCTCTTAATGATCCACCCGGTGCATCTACATCTTTAAACTCCCCTGGTTGAATTGGAGAAGCTTCATCTCTAACTCTTACACCACGTTGTTTAAATCCTGCAGGTAAGTTTGCAAGTGTACCTGCGTCTAGCAATTGACGGAGAGCCGTCGTTGCTGTACGGCTCAAACCGCCAATCATATGAATGAGACCAAAGCCATAAAATCCTAGTCCTGGCAGAAATTTGAAATGGACGAAGTATTGGATTTTATTTTTCTTTATGTCATCGGGTGCATAGTTCCTTCTAATAGAAAGAACTTTTCTACTACCTTCTTCGACTGTTACGATGTAAGGTAATTTTATTCCTGTTGGTTCGTCATCAGCTCCAACGTCTTCGAAACCTTCTAAATCTAAATTAGTATGACATTCCAATAAAGTGTACATGTCATCTTGTTTTCCAGATCTTCGTGTACCTTCTAGTTCATGTTCTTTTTTCTCTAACTCATTAGAGTCGCTAGATCCAGGTGTTCCTAATTCAACATCAGAATAAAATCCATTGACTTGTTGTTTTCTTAATTCGTTCTCAGAAATTTTTACAGTATGAATTACTGCCTCCGCATCATCTAATGAGGTAGCTGTATACGGGACAACTAATTCATCTGCTGGTACAAACTTTGATACCACTCTTCCCATATTTACATCATAGTAAATTTTTTTAAATGTTGATCCTGATAATGGTAAATGAAATAACATAGAATCAAATTCAGATTCATATTCTTTCATCGTGTCCATAATTAAATAATTCATGTAATCTTTAACACGTTGAGCTTGTTGCTCTGTTTGTGGATTTTTAATTCCGATTACTTGTGTTCTAACTGGACCATCTGCAGGTAATAATTCTTTGTAAGCTTGAGCTTGGAATTGAGTTACTGCTTCTGCTAATACTGGGTGTGTTGCACCTGAAGCACCTTGGAAAGGTTCTGTTCTATTATCATACTTAAATCCTAATAGGTCTAAACCTTTTGTGTAAGATTGTTCCCAATCTTTTCTTGAATTTTTATAATCCATAAAGTTTTGAACCATTTCATTTCCAATAGGTTCTAAAACTTCGTCTGGTAAAATATCTGCTAAGTTATCAAAATGATTTTGTGATCCCATAGTGTTTACTGCACTTGGATCAAAATCAATAGTTGCACCACCATCTTCTTCTGGTGTTATTTCAACGGGTCCTTTTTCTACTTCTTCCTCAACACCAACTTCTTCTTGCATCTCCTCTTCTGAAGGGATTTCAATTTCCGTACGTGTGTTAGGGAGTCCTTTG